CTCCCTGTTTGTCAAATTTTTCATTTAACTGCCTGAACCCGTACCATGCCAATAATGCAGCTACAACAATGATTCCAATCCCGACCTTCGGATATTTCTTTAACATCCTATACTCCTCAAGGTCTGTTCTTATCTCTTTTATCTCTTTTGCCTGACTACAATTTATAGGATGTGTTAATAAATCCTTCTCAACCTCCACCACCTTATCTTCTAAGATGTTTACCCTTGCATTAGTTTTTATTGTCTGTATCTCAATTGCAGATAGCTGTGACTGAATGACCCGGTATTGGCCGTCAATTCCTTTAATATGTCCGGATAATATATCTGTCAGCATATCCCTTACTTCGTTCCTATCTTCGTGATCCATGTTTATCTCTCATTTTTTCAAGTTCGCTCTTCTGTGTCATATTGTTGAGTTGTTATCTTATTCTTTAATAATTGCTTTTGGCTTCCATGATTCAGGATATTTTGATATTTGTTCTTTAATAGATAAATCCAATTCCATTTTTACAGGCCATTTCTGGAAATCATCAGGTATCTTAACTGCCCACTTCTCTTCTGATTCCGATTTATTAATATCACTCCACCTCACAGCATCATAGCCAATTCTGTTTGCTTTCAGGAAGTTATGTATCTTTTCAGAAAACTCCATTGCATCTTTTTCCGTGTAAAAAATTGCTATCATATAGTTGGGAATCCATATTTTGTTGCTAAATAATTATAAATAGCTGTCTCATCTCCTGAAGCATCAGCAATCCTTCTCATTATAATTTCCTTAACTTCTATATTAGAATAATTAGTACCTGATCCATTTGCACCTAAAGTAAAGCCAGCCATGTTTCTTATACCAAAATTACCCGTAGCAGCTGCATCTGAATTAATTTGAAATTTACTGGATGCACCATTTAGTAATACTCGAATTATCCCAAATGTGTCAAGAGTTAAGTTTTTTTGAGCTGATCCTGCTCCTGCGTATACCTTCATTCCGGGAGTCGTTAGATTTTGATATAACGTACCATAATCAGCTGAATTACCATCCCATATTCGATCTGCAATTGTCCATGTAATCTGTTTTAATACTGCATATATAAATGTTGGTTGATTAATAGTAAAAGTTGCAGTCTTCATAAAATTATCAATTCCATCGAATAATATACCTGTTGCGCTCCATAATGGCTGCTTAGTACCTGTTGCCTGAATCAAATCATGTCCCGAACCTAACCTGTCATTCCACCTGCTGACAAAATTACTGCCATCTTTTGTAATTGTAGAGAGTAGTTGTGAATCATAAAAAGCAACTGTATTACCATCATCAAGAATAGCAGGATAACCAGCCCCGGCGGCAGCAGCATAAAACCCTATTGCGTGTCTTAGTCCCATTAGACTTTTTGAATAATTGTGTAAAGTATATCAGCCCCCGACTTCATCCAACTGATAAAATTATCAGCCGCCGTTGTTGCCACAATAGATGTACTACCCAGTTTCTTAGTGAACATTGTACCCATTGTGATAGTATAACCTCCTGCTCCAGATATGATCAATTCAATTGATCCCGCATCACCATCAACGACTCCTGTAAGGTTTACTGTTGTATTAGCTGAAACAGTTACTTTGAAACTCTTGTACAATGTGCCATCAAGAGCCAAAGGGTCAGCGAAAGCAGGCGTTTGTATTGCTTCCGGAATTAGGATTAATGCTTTTGTTTCTGCCAGTGTTTTCTTAACGAAAGCCCCCGATCCTGATGCCACAATAAAGTCGTTGGCGGCTGTTGCCAGGGCATGGGTGACATAATCGGTCACTGCCGTGTAAGCTGCCGAGCCAAGCCCCAGAATAGTCTTCACCTGTGCAAGTGTTTTAACGAGCCAACTGAATGGAGTCGCATCACTAACAATAAAACTACTTTCAGCAACTGCTGTCGGTTTTCCCGATATACCATCCCATGTTACACCATCTGAAATAGTAACTGCGATAGACTCTTCTGTTATCGCAACATTTATGTCGTCTGCCATTATACTATACGTTTTGTTATAATCTCTACAATCTCACAAACCCCTTTTGTCGAATTGAGCTGAACCAGGGGACTATCATCATAAATTCTTAAATCCCAATTATAATCACCAAGTACAATATCTGTCTGTGACGCTGTAAGTGCTAATGTCGTAATACCCCCGCTGGCGTTAGTATGAGATATTATATCTTTTGTAATCACTGCCAAAGCATCATCACTACTATTATCAGTCGCTTTTTTAACAGTAAAAAATACAGTTTTCCCAGTAAGGTCGTAAGCATTGCCCGAAGCATTTGTCACTGTTATTGTTGCGTTATATGGATTCCCTCTTTGTATAGTTATTGTTGCCATAATTATAAATTATTACAAAGTGTTTCAGCATATCGCATTATGTATCTTCTTTTTTATCTCCTACTTCAATCTCCTGCGCCCTGCTTACTGCATCCAAAGCATCGGCGGCCACTTTGCTTTGCAAAAAAGAAACAGTAACAATGGATAGTAAGTTAAGTATCTTCTGCCAGTCCGAAGGGTCAATTATTATTTTCTTCATTTCTCCTTGCATATAGTAATTGTTTGTGAATAATAAGGCCCGGCAGCTGCCTGTTTGATCACAACTGAGCTATGCTGCCTTTCATATTCCCGGACAGAAATAATACCAGTAATTTCGTACACCTCTGATGTTTCCAAAGTAGTACCAACTTCTTTGCGTGTCTCGCAAATGTAGCATTTGTCAGTCAGTTTCTCACAGCTGGCGAGAATGACAATCAAAAATAAAATACCTGCAATCTTTTTCATCTTTTTTAATTGTAAAGTTACAAAACTAATCTGATATAAACTGTATAATCTGTATTTTGTGCCGTCTCTCCGATATTCGCAATATTGACAACGTTATTATATTCTGCCCTCTGACCCGTTGCTGTTGCCCATCCCGACGAAGGATAAACCTGAGTTGCGCCACGTTTGATAATATATTCAATAGTTCCTCCGGAAGGTGGAAAGTCCCCGCCACCTGTAGGATTATAAGTGAAAGTCAAAGCAGTTGACCCGGCATAGCCCTGACTGACCGTTATATCCTGTGTAATTGAATTAGAAGTTACTCTAACAAGTCCATCCGGCGATCGTTCTAACACAGGATTAACATCACCGCTCTCACTCTGTATAGTATAGTCATAACTATCTGAAGCATCCTTATAAACAGTCACAGAAGAAACGTCAGATATTGCAGCAGTTGTAACTCGTGTATTAAAACCACTGGTAACAAGACTACAATTAACCGGAGTACCCGCATCATTGCAGGACAGAGTTATCCAAGTCCCGCCGGTAATTACCGCCGCCGACCAATCAGGAGGACCACCGGCATAAGAACAATAGACTGTAACATCTTCTGACTCCCCGGCTGCACTGTGAACAAGTGCGTTACTACTTACTTTTAACCAATCTTTAATTGTAAATGAACCATTTGTGATATAAGTATTCGTCCCGTCAGTATCCCATGTATCGGGGCTACCCCCATTTGCAATGCCTGTAAAAAATACAAGCAGTCCCGGAGAAATTGCTGTCCATGCTGCTGCTGCGCCAGAGCTTAGAATTAATTGCCAGTCAACCGATCCTATATGATAAGGAAAGTTTGCAAATGCAGGAGATGTCGCCCAGTTAATTATCTCTGTACTTATTGAAATATTCCATGCTCCTGTAAAATCCAAATCTTTTACTTGTCCAAAAGTCTTATACCACGGCCCGCCGGTTGCGTTGATTTTTAATCCTACATAGTAATCATCTAAACTGCTGGCTGAAGGATATATATCCGATGGAAGGATTATAACTGAACTCGATGAACGGTGCGCCCTGCAATACCATCTTTGTAAATAAGGAGTGCCGGAAGGATAAAGATTTGCGTTCCATGCGTTATCAGTATCACGACATTGAATTGAAGGATATGCTAAAGTACGATCATGTTCATACCCCCGAAAGTCGCCAAGTCTTGCAGGTTCATCAGGTGAACCGCCATCACTTCCACCTCTGGGTTGAAGATAATCCCACTTATCAGGATTTGAACCTGAGAAATTAAAGCCCCAGTAACCTACATCATCTTTGCCTCGTTCATATACAGTCGTTCCAATCCCGGCAGCTCTGACTGGTTTGTATTTTGACCAACGATTAATCAGCGATGATGTGCCAATGTTAAATAGCGACCAATCAGCAGAATATCCAAGATTAGTCCTGACTGCGCTTAATGCCAAATTTGTAGTTGCCAGTGCCATTTTAAGCAATTAACTCTTTTTTAGCATATTTGCCATGTTTTATATGAGATTTACTCATATTTATTCTTGCTTTAAAAGAGGGACTTTGTTTATGTTTACCCATAGCAGGCTTACTCATTTTTAATTTTGTTTCATCAGACATTTTAACAATTCCTTTATTTTCATATTAAACTCCGTAACAAATTACATCACCTTTAACTGTTAATGTACCAGAAGAAGATAATTTTTTTTGCCAAGTACCATTATAACTCCAATAATATTCCGTTGTACCATTTGGAACTTGTAACCAATAATTGGCCTCAGTCGAATCATAATGAATAATATTATTACCTGCTCTAATCCCCAGTTCTCCAAATAATGTGAGTTTCTGACTTCCGGCAGTGCCTCCAATAATGACATTATGACTTGTAAGAATAGTTATGGCAGATGTATTTCCGACATCTGCTGAAATCATTATTTTCCCGCCTTCACTCCTTAGTGCAATATCACCGCCTACCGAGCCATTAATTAAAGAATTAGTACCATAAGCAGCTCCTATATATCCCTTTGTAACATCAGATAAACTAAACGTAATTGCAGAATTAGCCGTGCTGCTATTAAGATTTAATAATTGAGATTTAGTTGTAGTACCGATACTAACCTGACCTGTAAACGTAGGATTTGTAAACATTGTAGCCTTACTCTCATTAGTCACATTACCAAGTCCTACATCTGATGATACTAATGCAAGAGCCGTTTTAAAATTTGCTGCATTCAAAGCACTAACAGAATTATTAGCATTGAGACGGATGAAAGTAATCGCTCCGGGATTGGCCAGAGTAATCAGATTATTTCCTACTGTTGTATTTACCAGTGAAGTTCCCCATGCCGTACCTGTTGAAAGAGCAATACCAGATGCAGGATAAGTAGATGAAAGTATAATACTGGAGTTTGTCGGAGTTGCCGCTGCAGGCACTGTCCATGCCCCCTTTGCATTTAAAAAATAACTTGCACCAGCGTTATTAGCACCAGGAACCATGCCTTTTATAGGAGACGACGTACTGAATAATGCTCCTTTTGTAATTATTGAAGCGGCCTTAATAAGCCTATCTTGTAGAGTATGCGGTACAACCGGATTTGCTAAAACGACTTTTATCTTATAAGGATTAACCAGCGGGTATTCAATACTCGAAATTCTGATTAACTTATTAATTGAAAGTGCTGAATCAATTATAGTAACCCTGTTGCCTGCTTTTAAAGATATATTATTCAGTTTTGCATCCTTTGGGTCGATCTCTAAAGTATATAATACATGAGGAGCACAGTTTTCATTCAGGTATCTTTGCGTAGCGGCCTGTAATGTGGCCTCTGCCGTGTCGATATACGTTTGAGGCATTATTATATTAACAAGTGTATAAGTATCCCCAATTACAGGCAGATGAGTTGCATTCGGCTGTATATATCCATCAGAATCAGTAAATGATTCTATATAAATTCGTTTTGTAGTATAATCAAAGTGCGAGATTTCACACTGTACCCCGGAAAGGACACCTGATTTAAAGACCACTGATGCCGTTTGTCCTGAGATATTATAATCATTTATATCAAAGTTAATTGAGGTATCTTCAATAAAACTTGTTTCCGGATTTAAATCCGTACCTGTCCCTCCGGCTGCATTTGCGATTAAATTATCAGCAGTTCCCGATCCTGGCGTAATTGTTGCTGCTGCAAAATCTACACCCGGCACAGCAGCCATAAATAATATTTCTGAATTGGAAATTCTTGTCAGCGTAACGGCCCCAAAATCATTCTGATGGTCAAGATAAAAAGCAAGTACTGTAACTGATACACTTGTATTCCAAACCATTGTTTCAGAGTAACCGTTACATCCTACTGTACAATCTCCGGATGCATTATTTTTTGTTATCTTGTCAATCCTTGCTACCGCACCTGATCCACCGGCATCGAAATTCATTGTTACCGCTGTGATTGTTCCGGTACGTTCAGGAAATATATTATCATCCACGAAAACACCTTCAATAGTACCATATAAGGCTGATGCAGAAGGTGAATCCAGATAGCCTGATGCCGCATAACCTGATGGAGCGAAAATGAGTCTTTTATTCCCGTTTCTGTAAGTGTCCGGGATATTTGTTTGTCCTCCAAATCCGTAACACCGGGTAATGATGTTTTGATTCAAAACCTGTTCACGGGTTAATTTATAAAGTCCGTTTTCACGACCATATTCAAAACTATATCCCGAAGCCCCGGCAATAGAATCCTGTAAACTAATAACCTTATCAGTGATATCATATTCCATTTTATAAGCTTCTGCAATTTTTGAAAGAGCAGATAGACAGGATTCGTTTGTAAATTGCAAGGTCTTATCTATACCAGTTGAACAAGTACCGGAAGCCCACGTAGGATTTATTTCATTAATATTCGTAAGTATCTTACTGATAAAGTCTACAGGTGACCCATCATAACTAAAATCAGTCAACCCATTTGCGCCGTCTTTAAAAAGTTTTTTATTAAGATTATAAAGATTAGCCTGGAAATCTACATTGTATTTAAAAGTCGAATCATTGATCTTAACTACACTCGGAAGCTGATTAATAAAATAGTTCTCCCCGGTTGCTGCGCCTCCACTGGCAGGATATGTGATATAATCACCGATAGTTATGTCAAGAGCGGAAGCAGAATTATGAATGAACTCCGAAGTTATCTTATGTTCACCCATTAACTTTTTACTATAAACACACCTATCATCAATATCAACTGTAATTGGTATTGCCCTTCCGCTGCGATATATATCGATACTTATCATGTCACTGAAACTGCTATCAAACTCATTCGAAACTTTGCAATAACACCCAAATTATAAAGAAAAATATTATCAACCTTAAAGCCTGAAGTGGCAAAGCAAACTACTGTAACCCCATTCAAAACTATTGATCTGGTTCCGGCAGAAGAAAAAACTTTATAAAGAGCCTGTATCTTACTTTGAAAATCCGACAAAGAAGACCCTGTGATAAATCCATTAAATTCCAGAGTATTATTTTTGCGCTTTACTATCTGATAACCCTCTGATCCATATTTAGTGAATTGCTGCTCTTTGAGCTCAGGCAAATCATGTAATGCTTCTGCTTTGGACAAATATAGTCCAAAAGATAAAAAAGGTATTGAATCAATAGTATAAGTACTTATACCTGATGCAGGTAAAGTTCCGGTTAAGCTAACTACCGTCTCCCTGAAGGTCATTACAACACTTGCTCCTCCGTTCATGTATTCAGGTATTACCGATTTAACGTAACCCGAAGCACTATTATATGGCGTCTCGAAAATACTTAGTCCGGTTGCTGCATTAATGGCAGTATAGAAGCTACTCAAATAACCATTTATACCTGATGCAGTTCCACCAATTGAACCTGAAAAAATAATATCCCGTCCGGCAAAAAATATCTCATCAGCCAAAACCCACGGCTCCACGCCTGACTCATCGCCCCATTCATGAAAACATTCTCCTGCTCTTTCCGGCATGTTGAAACAGTTCTGAATAGCAATATTTGAACCCGGTGAATGCCCTGCCCGGATATTGTAAGTATTGAATAAATCTATGCCGTTAAGTGTGTACATATTAAAATCCTGCTACCGCCGATTGTTTAGTATTACTATTTATTGATTGAAGTTCTGTTACTGCTTTCTGAAGTTCCACCACGGTCTGAAAAGTATTCGCTTCTATTTTTGTCAAATTTTGTAATCCTGCCAAAGTATAATCTTTTGTAGTACGATTATCATCTGCAAATCTCCTGAACAAACTTGCTAATTCCGTTCCTGTCTGCTCCGTGATCTGTCTTTGAATGCCCATTGAAAGGCCTTTATTTATAACAATATTATCACCTATATTTAATCCACTTGTCATAGCCTCATAAGCCTTTTTGTTTTCAGCTGCAATTTCCGCTATCCTTCGAGCGTTCTCTTCTTTTTCGGCCTCGGTTATCCCTCCTGTCATTGCCCCTCTTAGCCATTCCATGTATACTTTCATTTTTGGACTTGAAAGAAGCGAATCGGTAAATACGTTCATTACAGCATCAATTAACACCTGGTTCATGTAATCAGCAAAATCATCAACTGATGTTTTCCCTTCCTGGAATCCCTGAGTAATAACATCTGCAATAGTATTTTCCGTTATGCCTCCCGTGAGGAAATCAGTTAGCGATTGATCTGCATCTGCTATTGCGTTCTCTGTTTCCTGTATTATTATGTTTAATTCTTTAATTTGCTCCCATACTTTATTTTGTGCCGCTGATGATAATTGCCAGAAGCTATTATATCTTTTCTGTAACTTAGCAAGCCGTGACTCCTGCACTGCAAGTTGATCTTTTAAAATATTTATTTCCCCTTGCCTTGCTTCACCAATACCTCCCTTTCGTTCTGATAGCTCGATTAATCTCTGTTGTTCTTTTAATAACTGATTAATGTGTTCTATTTGAACCTCGAATCTCATTGCAGAAGTTGGGATCTGTGCTATTATCCCGGCGAGCATTCTACCTGCTGCGCTTACTATTGCAGCAGGATTCCCGGAAGCCATTGCAATAAACGTATCCAGCGAGCTGTTCAATAATACCATTGACTTCTCGTCAAGTCCAATTTGTTCACCGATCTGGTAAACCAAATCAGCAGCGGCATTGACTATCTGGTTTCTTAAATCCAGTTGTTCATTTAATATGTCAATTTGCTTCTTGTCATTTTCCGCAATGGCTTTTTGCATTTTCTTATACCACTCGATACTACCGGCAGCTAATATAAAATTATCAGGACCCTCTTTGGTAAGTTCCGATCCGGTAGCCGGTGTTTTTCTTCTCCTTAATAAAGCTCTGTTGAGTAATGAAAATCCTTTCCCCGGATCAATTCTTTCAAGTATTTCATCTATTTTATTATATTCTTTTTTAATGGCTTCGAGAGCTTCCTTTGCTTTTTGTTTTTCAGAATCATATAACTCTTTCCTAGCAGCCATTAAGCTATTTGTTGCCCGCACCTGTCTCTGGTTGCTTTCTGTTTGTAGATTAGTTTCCTCCGCAATAGCTTCTTCCAATTTTTTCCTGTCATCATCTGTGAGTTGTCCGCGTTTTTCCAACTTATCATTGCCTAAAGAAATTAATATTATTTTTCTTTTTTGATGTTCAATCTCTTTTGCAGCTGTTTTATTCTCAAGATCAAGAGCCTTTTCAAGTGCTGCAATTCTTTTTTCAGGACTCTTTGTATCATCGGCATAAAGTAGCCGAGCCTTAACAATTTCTGCATTAGCCTCAGCCCTCGGAACTATCATTGCACGCTCAGCATCTTCTAATTCCTGCTGTATTCGTGTATAGTTTTCAGCAGCTTTGCCAGCATCATTCATTGATTCTGCCAATTCATCAAAATATTTTCTTACTCCGGGAATAAAATTTGCAGTTGTGGAAATTAATCTTAATCCGTTTACTATTCTGGTTCCCCAAGGAGTTACCTCATCGCCTTTTTCGCCGACCATTGACTTGCCTAACTTTATAAATTCACCCTGCAGGACACCGACTGCGGCCTTTAATCCTGAAATCTTACGTTCAAGCAGTTCAACTCCTTCCTGTGACTTTGTAAAAAATGCTAATACAGTTTCTTTCAATACCTTAACTACCGCCTGAACGGAAATATAAGCAAGTGCCATCCTGCCTATCTTATCTATAATCCCGGTGGATGATTTTTCAATCTGAACATTCCCTTCAATCTGTTGTTTCTGTAATTTAGCAAGTTGAGCCTGTTCTTCTGCGAGTGCTCTTTTTACTGATTTTAATTCACCAGCAGCAGCCATTTTACTCCGTCCTGCCGTTGCATCATCATAGGCTTTCTGAAGCCTCTTAACGTCCTGTTCAATAGATTTGATAAGAGTTTTCTGCTCAGATATGGCTTGTTTAAAACTTTTTGTTGTCTTATTGAGTCCTTGATCAACGATATTGCCTTGCTTCTCGACATTTTTAGCCCAATCTTTAACAGTTTTATTGCTGTTACGGATAGCAGTTTCGAGTTGTACGGTATTTAACGAGGCATCAAAAATTATACTGCTCATGGCTTAATATATTTTCCAAGTATTAAATTTGCCTGATCGCCTGAAATCATCTTCTTTGCTTTGTAATCCCACCATGGCAGGTCTACACTTTCAATCTGCAATGATATCCAACTCTTGTTCATCAGTTCCGATTCTGTTAAATTTAATTTCGTGCGGTACATTGCAAGACGACCAAAAAGACTAACACCCCCTTTTGCTACTCCGGTTTCTTCTTCAGTATGTTCATCTTTCTGGCCAATGCCATATTCCAAAAAAAAACCTCTGCATCTGAATTTTTGATGACAATCTTAAAGAGAATATTTTGATCTTTATTCGGGAGTTTTGATATTGCATATGCTACTATTCTCACAAACCTTGTTCCGGTTGCAATAGCAATAGCCCTGCTAATAAATTCAGCATCTTTGGCATGATCCATCAAGGCTTGAAAATAAGATACATTCTCATCTTCAAAGTCTCTTATCTGACATATTTCACCGCTGATCCTAATTAACTGCCTTGTTGATATTGGACGTATAGACAAACGAAAAGTAAACCAACCCCATTTTAAACGGAATGAATCAGCCGGACCAAATCGTCCAAGTAATATGTTCGACGCTGTGCGCTCCATAATTTTATAAAAAGCCCCTTGTTCAGAGGCTCTTAATTAGAAAGCACTGATTTTCCAGCTGCCTGTATTGTCTGCCGTCATCTGCGGGAGGGCCTTGAGCTCCAAAGAAAAAAGTTTGTCCCTTCCACCACCACCAATGATGCGAGTGATGCAGTTAGCATTATACATCTGAAGTTTATGGCCTGAATCAAGTAACATCTCCAGAGCCAAGTTAACGGTTGTATAACCTGTTGCAGGAGTGTACCCTGAAGCGTTTCCAGTACCACCTTTCAGAGCAGCAATATTGGCAAATGTCATGTCGTAAAACTGCATGATTGCCGATAATTCACCTTCTTCAGTTTTTACACTTCTTACAGGCGAAAACTTCTGATCAACATAGAAGTTAGTCAGGGATCCTTCTGTTTCTTCAATACTTACAGATCCCTTAACGGTATCCGGTAAAGTAGTCAATGCAGCACCTGAAGGCATATTACTTCCGGTTGCGGCTGTTCCGTATTTAACGGATGCTATTCCAAATAAATAAACTGCCATATTCTTAATTATTAATGTTTTTGAAACTAAATCTTAAATTTGAATAATGTTCTCCAAGTTGCTCCTCCCTTATTGTCTCCTGACTTTCAAGATCAATGAGATAACTTGTTGTAGAGACTTGTTTTAATGCTGCCAGAATTAATGCTGATCCGGCTTCCAATTTTGTGGCATCAGGGATTAACCCGATACCCGGCCCTCCGTCAATATCCTTAACGTGATAATTCACGTTGACATAACATTTTTGCATCACATTAGCATTTACCGGGAGCGAGTTGATGACCACGTATTCTGTTGCGGTTGACTTGCTGGGTTTTGTCTTTAAATATTTTGGTTTCGTTATAGACCCCAAAAGTGAGTAAACAATACCTATTATGTAATCCGTAGTCTTATAATCGCTCATGGTATAAATGTTTCTTCCATTCGTGCTGCCGTGCCTTCCTTAATGACTTCGAGTTTTTCCAAGTGTAATGCCAGATCAATCATACAAACATCTGCCTGGTAAGAAATGACATTATATCCTTTCGACTCTACATAAGAAGCGTAATTCATCCCTGCAATGAGGATCATCTGAAAACCAGTCGGTTTGATGAACTCCTGAATTGATTGTTTATTCATTGATGCAATTTCTGCAGCAGATAACCGACCTTCAGTTATTTTTCCAGCAAGTGTCCCCGGTTCCTTTCCGATAATCAATTCCCCATTATGGAAAATATAATACCCGATTGAGTTCCGAAGGTTAGCCGTTACATCTTCATATTGCCCTGCTACATGACTTTGCGCCTGTCCACGTGCATTAATAATAAATTGTTCAGCATCATTAATAAACGCATCAATAATTTGTTGATAAAGTAATCCAGCCTGTTTTTCAATATCTTTCATTGACTTAGCCTCGTTGAAATTACTCTTTAGAGCCATAGTCTTGAATTTAATTGACCATTCGAGGCACGTTTTACTTTACCCGTGATCGTACCGTTTGAAAGTGCAGTAAGAACAAAATCAGATCCTGCCGGTATGACCACTGTTGTAACAGGCATGAAAAGATCAAAAGAATAATCTATCATCACTCCATCTGCCCCTGCTATTTTCTTCCCCGTGCCGTTCACTTCTGCCCGGCATGAAAAAGTATAATCAGTTGTCTCCCCTGCAGTCCAAACTCCGCTTGCATTCTGTGAACCAGATGCAGAAGTAGTTACTACGATACTATCAGGATATTGTTGCATCAGAAACGTTGTACAAAGGTTGCCGTTTTTTTCAAAGAACTTGCTGGTATTGGATTCACTGCACTATACTTTGTATAAATACCTGCTGCCAAACTTAAAAGAGTTGTCTTATCAGCCAAACTGACCTGATACCCCCCTTCAACAACATTAGGGACAGTTACAAGTGTAGTGATCGCATCAGCATAAGCAAGATCAAAAGACTCACCACCTGAATAAATACCAGCAGAAGCAAGCCCTCTGTCCTGTAACGCAAGAATAAAAGCATTCTCAGACAAAGGATAATTCATCTTGGCTTTTATCGCTTCAAGGTTTGTCATGTCGTTTTATTAAAATAGGAGTAGGAATCCTACTCCTATTAATATATAATTAACTCCATGAAGTCGCATCAACCTTCAGGATAAATATCCCGTCCACATCGGTAAACCGGGGAAAGGCATTGGCCTGCCCTTTAGTAAATTCACCGAAAGGCTCCAACTCTGACCACTTCGATAAAAGTATATGATCTCGCTTGACCTGGATGGATTTTTTACTTACTGATTCACTGGTTTCCTCAGCTATAGGTCCGTGAAGGACGTTACCGATTTTTAGATCAGGAATAAAGGTTACATAACCATTTTTCCATGCAGCTACGTTGGTAAGTGCATGTGCATTGCTTTCAAATCTCACATTCGAGTCAACTATAACAATCTTCGGAAGAAGCCTTGATTCAAATAGATTACTCAAATCCGTAAATGTCGGAGTGGCTTTCGTGGTTGTATTACGGAGTACTGCCCATTCATTCTGTACCTGTGTTGATGCTACAAGCTCATTAAATGCTGTTCTATCGCAACACATATACTCCAAAGGATACCCGGAAGCCCTTGCATTATCTGTAAGAGTCCTGATATCAGTCATTGGAACACTACCAGATGCTTGTGACCATTGAAGAGTAACGCCTGTTTTATTCCCAGTAGGAATACCGAAATCACAAACATCTTCAGTTATGATCCCATTATTGTTTGAGGAGGTAAGAGATATCTGACCATAACTAAGTGCCTGCATAGCAAGGTACTCAGTACGTGCCATAACACCTGTATAACAGAAATCAATGTCATTAAACACGAGGTCAAGAAGTGCGCTCCTATTAATATCGCCCAAAGATAATGCTTTCAGAATGTTATAATCATTCATATCCTTTTCATCCATCTGCCTTTTAATGGCTATCTTTGGGATGTCTCCGGTTATCTTGGTGATAATTCTACGAGATTTGAGAGGCGCAGAAGAGTTATACTCGATAACATCTGCCATTACAGGATTACCACCCGACCCAGAAAGGGATTCCCATGTTAATTGAGTGGTATATTTTAAAGGGAAAAACTGTTGCCAGAAAAGTTTATTAAGGAACAGTTCACGCCGACGGTTAACGTAAGCTTCGACATTCACTTTCGTTAACTCTTTTAAAATTGATCTTTCCATTTTTTCTATTTTTTAAAAGTTAAACGAAACGAACTAAAGGAAGTAGTGCCTTAATGGTTGCATCAACAAAATAAGGCAATTGTGAAGTACGAACACGACCACGGACCAAAAGTCCACAACCGTTATTATCGTTAGTCAGATCGACAGGGTTAGTTGCAATAGCAACAGGAGAGTATCGAAATCCACCGCCATTAAATCCTGAAGTAGCATTTTCAATTACCAACCCACTTGCAGCAATAGCAATACTCAAATTACTACTGAGGTTAAGCACATCTTTCCCTGTGCCAGAAGCTACAACTGATGTGATCCTGACGCCTGATGCAGTGCCTAAACTATAACCAAGAAGATCGCCTGCTTTAAATTCATGGTTGTTATAAACTACGACATGATTAAAACCTGATGCTACCAAAGCATTGGCTAACATAGCTGTTTTCGTGAGATGATAAATCCCATCAGAGTCCACTCCAAGGAGTGCACCCTCTTTCATCCCAGTTGCTGAAGTCGGAAAATCATCTTTCTCGACCACACCGCCTCCGGGAATATCCTCAAGGATCAGCTCGACGGCTAAATTCCTTTCGGTATCTGTTGAAGAAAATGTTTGCATAATTATTATTTTTTAATTAATACTTTGCCTTGCGGCTCTTTCGGGAACTTCTCATTAAGGTAAGCATCGATTGTAGATTTCTCACTTTGCTGCCCGCCTCCCGTTGGCGGTACTGAAATAACGACCCCCTTCTCTGCCATTTCCTGTTTGAATCCGTTGTAATCGGTTTCAATAGATGCGACCAGTTGATCAATCTCGGCCTCTGATTTTGGAATCAGATTCCGACCCTTTAAATACGATGCAGGTATATCCTTTAATTTTTCATGCTTACTCACTTTTTCAGCTAATGAGGCTAAAGTCTTTTCCTGTTTTTGCTTTTCAATCTCCGCTTTAAGAGTCTCAGTTGATTCCTGTTGTTCTTTTTTAAAAGCAGTGAACCAAACAGGCTCATTCGGATCAGGATCAGCGTCTTTGTCTTTCGGAGGTCTGCCGACTTTCTTTATCGGCGTACCGTCTTCATTAAGTCCGTGTTTTTCCTGGAAATTCTTTAAAGCTGTCTTTTGTGCTTCTGTTGCTCTGCGGTCGCCTTCGATCTGAAGTTGTGTTGCAGAGAATTTGAGTGTCTCGATGATCCCGTCTGTGAATACGGTCTCAATATCTTTTTCTTCTTTTACGGTTTTGCTGAACGTATCTGCAACCCCTGATAAAAATGATTCACTGACCCCGGTTAATTTCGATTTCAGGAATGCTAAAATTTTCTCTTTCATAAAATGAATATATTTTGTTCAAAATTACGTTAAAGTATATTGTTAGTTCAATAAGATTATTTAACTTCGTCCGCATATAGACAAGCAATATGGTAATAACAGTTGAAGAGTATGCCAAAATGTTCCCCTCGAAAGGGAAAGAAGTCTCCCCAAAAACTATTATAAGACGTTGTATAAATGGTTTTTTGCCCTCACATCACCACGCAAGGAAACTACCAGGCGATCAGGGCCAATGGGTGATTGAAATAGCGGATGAAATTCCCAAAATAGTCGTAACAAAGACAGATCCACCAAAACCGGATATAAGAAGTATGAATCGGAAATATTTTAATTTTCAGTAATAAAAAAAGCCCCTCCGATATGGAGAGGCTCTTTCCGAAAAACCTGGGGGCTAATTATGAATTTCTAATTCTTTTAGTTTCTCAGGCGCAATCATTCCCTGCACTTTTGCGGTATCTAATAATCTATTAAATGAAGCAGTTTTTGCATCTCCATTTTGCTTTTTATAAAGTAATTCCTTCAAAACATATTCTGCATCATTTACCATTGGTATCTTCCAACCAGTTACAATAAAAGTTCTGTTTTTGCTTTTTGTTAATTTTCGGGATGGAATTATAGAATGACCGAGACGGGTAGCAATTTCAGATACTTGAAACATTTGCGTTTTCATCATCTTAATATAATCATACCTGAATTTCTTTACAGAATATCCCTGTCCGAAAATTGCATGACCTAAATCATCATAGGTCATAAAGGCGTTTTCTCCTTTTGTATTTGAAAGGAGTAAAGCATAAATTTGTGATGCTAAACTTAGTTTCATAATTATTATTTTTTATTGGTTTGTATAAATGTATCTATCATTGTAACTGTTTTGTTGAGATTATTAACAAGTTTCATGTGCCAGTTAATCTGTTCCCAAAATTTTGGGACGCCACCAACTTCACGATAAAGTGTAGTTAATCTTAAAAGCTTATCCTGTAAGTCAGAATTAAGAGAATCAACAGATTTTATTTCATTCTCAATAGTTCTGGAAGTATCAATAGATTCTTTCTTCTTCTTTGGAACTATCACTTCTTCAATAACAGCATTAGTCATTGCCCTTTGTCCACCCTCAGATTCTTTATATTTTGCAACGACTGCTTTTTGCTTTCCTTTTGGAATATCAAACTCCTTAACAGAAGTAATAAAGTTTCTGGCAGCCCTTTCGGTAGGTAAACTATCTATTGCTTCCCGATCAATTTTATCATCCTGAATCATCTTCAGACGTTCAAGAGAATAGGAAACCCGGCTTTCATTCCAGTTAAGAAACTGTGAAATCATATCCTTACCTATAATAGTTAGGCGTCCATGGGAGCTTAACTTCTTCACTTCTTCCGGGTGCTGCTCAAGAAATTGCTTTGTGACCCTGACCGTCTCATCAATGACTCTCGGCAATGCTGTCCATGCTTCCATGTTCTCATTTGCCATAATCTTTATCATTGTTGCATCATCCAATTCCTTCACCGGAATATCAACAAAGTCTATGGACTTAAACACTTCTCTTATTGCTGCCAGTCTGTGATGACCATAAGCAATTTGATATTTGTTTCCATGTTTCCGGGAAAGTATATTATCCCAAAATCCTGTTTGCCGGATAGATTCAATAAGGCTTTTCACCTTTGCCTCATCCATAGGATAATTATTCATATCCCTGTATGGATTAGGTTCTAAATTCTTAATTTGTACTTTCATATATAAAAAAATTAAGCCCCACTAAAAAGAAAAAGCCAGAGGTAAGTACAACCGAACCTTCTGGACAATTCCCCGTTAATGGGGCAATTTTAAAATTAAATAATTTCTTCATGTTGTACTTTTAGAATACCAAAGATAAACCTATTTTTTGATTTTCATAATGTTTTCGATAATATTTTGATTGTCCTCAATCCAGAACGGAGTACTTTGGTATTTTGAATACCTGTCAAAATTTTCTTTTACATACTTTTGAAACTTATCTGAATAGGTTGTAATCTGTTTAGCCTTTAGCGGTTCATTACCTTTTAGGTATGCGTTAAAATCATCAGGAGGCATTAAAACAGCGACCGCATGACAAAGGCAAATCGGATGCCAGCCTACCCAAACAAATGTTTTTGGATAAGTACCTTCACATTCATCACAAATATCAAATATTTTATGCTGTGCTGAAAGTGATATTTTTTTACCAATAACCATCGGAAGTTTCAACCAACGAATATGGTCTGCCAGAAGATACGCCTGATTCGTGTTTGTACGTGCCACACGCATAGCATTTTTATAAGCCGAGTTATACACTCCCTGGCCTGGTTTATTCTCCAACATTGCCTTACTTGCAATAAGACGGCCATTATTATCACGTACACGACGAAACAAAGCATCTGGATTTTTAAGGTAAGTTCTAATCCTGCGTGAAATAGTACTGGCACTGTCCCCATTCGCTAATCCGATACCTAAATGAATTTTAAGTTCGCCCCTTAATTGTTTTGCTACCTGCCAAACTGAATCTGAAAGTGTTTTAGTTCCATGCTTGCCGGAAATAAACGCTTTGAGTGCCGGAATGTTAGGCAAAAAGTATTTTGCAGATTGTACTGCTTTAATTTTGCCAATAGTTGAAAGGTAATCTTTTACTATCTGATCATTTTTAGAGTTACTTAGTCCCCAGCTCTTTTCAATATCCAGTTCAGTTAAATCCAAAACGTCCTTATGAAACGACTCAATTATGATGTCAATCTTTTTATTGATAGCACCGTTATATCGGAAACTTTTTGAAAATTTTATAGAAGGATCATTTGAAAGTAAGGCAAATTGTTCAGCAACCCGGTTAAATATTTCCCGGAATTTTTTATCATACTGCAATTGCCGTTTTAAAAACTTATTGCGATATTCGAGTGAATGATCAGGCATAACCTTCTGATTTAAGTACCAAAGTTACACCATTTTTTAATTGTCCCATCTGATCGCACCATTTAATTGACCGTTCAAAATTATCATTTAAGGCCGGTAACATATCATCATAAATTCCAGGCTTTAAATAATTACAAACAGCAACTATCTCTTCCACGTCATTAACATCAATAATCCCGTCCATATTAAAGAAGTCGCTAATATTCCTGCACCCATAATAAATCGGTACTGTCCGGGTCTGAAAGCAATCAATAAGTTTTTCGGTAAAGAAATTAGCTATTGAAGTATTCTCAATCGCAATATGAAACATGGAATCAAATAGCGGATTTTTTGAGTCACCCAAAATTAACTGCCCTGTATAGTCTGCCTCATTCCACGGAACGAATGTATGAAAATGTTTTGCATTGCCGCTTAGATAGAATTTTTTCGGAATGGTTATCATATCCTTTTTTCTCCATAATTCATGCCTTAATTCGTGACCTTCTAAAGTCTGAATATTCTTACCCCCGACGACAGTTGAAACGCTAAACTCTTTTCTTGGTTCATAACCTTTGACCCACGTATTCGGAAAGTGAAATAACCTTGCTTTTGGATTCGTCTGCAGAACTTCTTCCTGGTATGTCAGTACGTAATTATAATAACCTTTATACTTTTGTACAAGTGGAACCATAGGCGACCGCCACGGCTCTTGTAAGATGATAATACGAAGCGAATCCGGCGGGATATCTTCTAAAGTAAATTGATCTATATAGACATTGACTTCTTTGTTGCAGTCAATATCTAAATTGATCGGATAGGCGTAATGAAATTTAACCTTCATGATATAAAGTTCCAGTCATTTAAAAAAACATCTGTTATCTCATTTGCAATAGTCCCGGAAAACCAAACAGCCGGAGCGCAAACAATTTTATTTGTATTTTCATTCAGGTATGCACCCCAACGGGAATAAGTCGAATTTGCTATTATATTGTGTGTGCATTTAGTCTGCAGGTAGAAATCAATGTAATCAGGGACACCTTCGCTAAATATTACCCTTTGATCTTTAAATGTCTCTTTACACCAGGGGATGTCATCAGAGATAATATAAATATGGTCTATCTGAGTCTTTGAATCCATAAAAGATAAAGCCTTTTTATAGTAATTTTCACCACAAATATGACTCGCATTTATAAGATAGTCACCCCTTCTGACGTGAAGCGAAACACTATTTATAAAATCAAACTTTATACTTTCAAGCATCTCGTGATCTTTGAATAGTTCAATAATTTCCTTCCGGTATTTGTCGAAATATTTCTCACTTGAAAAGTACCCGCCGATCATTAGATTCATTTGGTAAGGAATAGGGTCATAATTATACCTTCGTTCCTGATAATATGCTTCTTGCTTCCAACCTGGCGGTAAATCTTTGAGCTTTCTGAAAACGTTATTCCGGTATGTTGATGGATAAACTCCCTGACTCAATGAACCCATATTAAGATTAAAGGCACACTCATCATTATTTTCGAGTGCAAGGGCGTAAGCGGCTGCTATTTGAAACATCCGTCCCCCTAAACCACCACATAACATTGCTGAAATCATCTGTTTAAAATTTCTATTATAAAGTCCATATCCTTTTCGCTTAAATCCTGATGATTAGGTAAATAAAAGCCAAATTTATGAATCAGATCAGCATTTGGATAGTTATAAGATCCGTGTTTTTTAATCCAAAAAGGCTGTTTCCCGATTGACCCCGCTATCAGTGGCCTGGTTACAACTCCATTTTCCTGCAGTTCCCTGACTATCCGGTCTTTTTTAATACTCACAACAGGATAGGCAAAATTTGAAATATAACCCCTTTCTTTAAGAGTCAGAATATTATCTTTGATATGTTTCAGGTAGTACCGAAAATTATAGTTTCTTTTTTTGGAAAACCGAGCGAGTTTATCCAATTGTCTGAGTCCGATAAATGCCTGTAGATCAGTTGACCTTAAATTAAGTCCCGGATAATAGAAAGTATAAAGAGAATTGAAATCTTCAACGTTCCACTTCTTTTTATGCCGCTGCGTTGTCTGGGCATCCCAATCACGATCCCATCCGTGGTTACGCATCGAAACAAGAAAGTTATATAATTCGGTGTCGCTTGTATTTATAAAACCTCCCTCAATTGTACTCAAATGATGCCCATAATACATGGAAAATACAGACGAATCGCCATACCGTCCCAGCATCTCAGCGCCAATACGTGAACCCATGCTCTCGCAGTTATCTTCAATTAATATAACATTAAATTCCTTGCATAGATTAACGATACTATCCATATCCGGGATTAATCCAAGGGGCGCAACGGAAATAAATATATCAGGCTTAAACTCGGCAAATATTTCTCTTAACTCTTTCAGGTCACATGACAGGTCCCTGAGATTGCAATCACAAAGCCGAACATCATAACCTAATAACATCGGAGAACTGACATCCGTGACCCAGCTCAATGCCGGAACCACTATCTTAGGATTATAACCAAGTATTTCCTTATATGCTGCCAAAAGCAAGAGAATACCTGACGATCCCGAATTGACAAAAACAGAATATTCAGTTCCGACCTTCTTTGCCCACTTAGATTCAAGTTCTTTTGTAAGGGGCCCTTTTGTTAGCTGTGGAATAGGGTCTTTTTGCAGCCATTCGATCAGTGCGTTGATATCTTCCCGGTCTATTGTATCACTTACAAGGTTTATCATCTCTTTAAATTTAAATAAGTTGGTTTCCCGGAATAGATAATTTCTGACAAGTTAAAACCTTCTTCCGGCACTAAAAAATTAATATTTTTGAACTGCTTTAATATCTCATGATCTGAAGCATCATGACTAAATCCCTCATGAGAGTAATCCTGACCCCTACCGGCTCCTGCAAGTATTACCGGGATGCTCTCATGGTCGAGGTATAGCCGAATCGCTTCCATTGGTCTGAAAATAAGAAATGGCGTGATTGTGTAAACTACCGGGATACGACCCGACAAAGCTAATCCGACTGCCATAGTTATTGCTGCCTGCTCCGCTGCACCAACATTATAAAACTGATCCGGCATCTCTGATCTTATACGGTCAGCATAAAAATAACCAAGGTCAATAGAAATAAGAATAATATTTTTATCCTTAACCATTAAATCATAAAGAGAATCAAAAAAGTACTTTCGCTGATTCATTTTTTCTTATTTTATGATCATATCTACTATGACATGGTACACACATTCTTTTAAAATCAGACTTATCTCTTATATATTTCCCTGAAAGATTTGCCCAATGATATTTTCTATTTGAGTCACTAAGTCCGCAAACTTCACATCCTATTGGTTGTCCCAAATGTTTTGTTACCCAGTCATGGATACCATAATAACCTACCTTTTCGCCTTTCCATTTAGGATGTTTCGTTTCATCCATTCCAATTCTCGACCTTCCATCATAAGCACCAAAACAATTGCGTGAACAAAATATTTTTTCACCCCAACGTTTTATCCCATAAGAAGAAGCGACACCTTTTTTATTATAACTGGCAATATTATAATATTTTTTACCACACTCTAAACAATATTTATATTTTTCCGTTACTCTTTGATCTATCTGTTTCCTTTTACCACGGATAGCTTCAAAATAGCAATCTCTTGAACAAAATTTAGTTTTCCAGTTTTGATTTTTAGGAGAAAAATCAACTCCGCATTGTTTACATTTTAGTATTCTCATTGTTCTCATAAAAATTGCCCATACCAATTACAGAGGCGATCCAGTCGTGTAATATTACACAATTTGGCAATGTAACTGATATGGGACTTTTTGTTTTTCATAACTGAATCGCATTACAAATATATAAAATAATCAAATCAACTGCAAATTTTCTTCTCATGATATGTAAAAATATACTGCCCCGTAATCCGGGAGGCTGTTAAATGTTATTTCCGGATGCCTTAACTTAAATTCTGCCAAAGCCGTAACAACACCCTCAATATTTACCGTATCATCCATTACAACAAATAACCTCTTCTTCTTTGCGAATAATTCTGCAAGTTGTAAATCTAAAGTGACATATTCAAAAGAATGGTTGCCATCAATAAATAAAACGTCTGGCTCAATAAGTTCATACAATTTCCCTTTCAAAAACGCTTCATCAGTCATATCAAAATGAAACACATTATCACAATCTTTTGTATTATTATAAAATACCTCTCTTATTGCAGTAAATAAATCACCTTTTCCAACTCCATTCCCTGATGTATGTCCATCCTCAATAAATGGATCAATAGAATAGAATGTCTTGTCAGGGAATTTATTGCTTAACATTGCGATTCCCTCCCCATCATATGAACCTATTTCTAAATATACCTGATTACTGTATAAGTTATCAGTTATTATTCCTTCGTATAATTGCCTCGCTAACATCAGATAGTTATATAATGTGCTGATAATCCTTTTAATCCATAATCTTCCACTTTTGTATATCTTATTTCAATCTTTGGGAATATATGTATAACATTCCATTGCATCCAATCTTCTATAGAATCATAAGCTGAAAACCCGTTCCAATTAATGTAAACCTTTAAGTTTGTGACATTATATTTTCTAATCACATTTGCAGACTCGTAGATAATGCCTTCAAAAGCCTCCCCGTCAGAAATAAGACAATAGACGTTTTTTGTCCTGTCTGCCAGTGCCATCCCTACTGATATACCAAGTCCCATTCCGAGTGACCCGGTTGAACAATATATTTTATCTTCTAAATCCCGATGCGGATGTGTGCCATGTTTTAAGTAAAGTTTTTCAGCATCAAAACCATAGTATTTTTCAAGGATGCAATAAAGAGATAGTCCAGCATGTCCGCAGGAAAGGACAAATGGCTCATCTTCTTTTTTAATCCGGTAAATCTCATCAATTATCCCTAAAGATGTATAACAAGATCCAAGGTGAGATAATTTGTATTTTTTAGCTATTTCTGTTATTCTGCCAAGCATTTTCTCCATTTATGCGATGCTTCCTTTCTTATTAATTTCATGTCTTGTGAGTTTTTAATAGCGTGACATTGATTCATAAGTTCTTTTTAATCCTTCATACATTCCAATATCTTTTACTCCCTCTTTACATACCCAATCTTCATTGTCATAGATCCTTAAAGTCCCTGATGTGTATTTCAGTTTCTTCCCGGAAATCTGTTCTAACATTCTTACAACTTCGAGGTTTGATATTTTGATCCCAGCACCTATTCGAGTCGCCCCGGCAAATAATGCTTCAACTGCACAGTCAATATAAACCCAGTCATGGCAGGCTCTTTCATCAAGTATCATCTCTGCACCTGTATTCAGACAATCTATGATGGTAGGAATAAACCGGTGTTTCTGTTCACCGGGGCCATAAATAGAATAAGGCCGGACGTTAATCACATTCTTATACATCCCTGCCAGTTGTTCACCGCAAAGCTTCGTTATGGAATAATATGTAGGCTTATCAAAGAAAGTTACTGATGAAGTCGATAGATTATAAAATGTCTTATAATTAAATTCTTTAGCGGCCTCCAAAAGATTGTATGTTCCGATAATGTTAGCATTTACCACTCCTATAAAATCTCTCTGATAATACTGGTTGCCATAGGCTGCGAGGTGGATAATCACATCAGGATTATTTAAATAAAATAACTGCTTGAGTTGCTCAATTGACTGGTGCCGTGGGATGGAAAATACTGATTTACCCTCCAGGTACTTTGTTATCGCAGTTCCTAAAAAACCTGACTGCCCGGAAATATAATAATTCATAACAGTCCCCCGTCCGGATGATAGTGATCGTAAATAAGAATTCCTATTACAAATATAGCCCATGCAAGTGTAGGAATCCATGCATATTTCGTATTGCCACTATAATCCTCTGCCATACCATAAAACATTAATCCCCCCAGTATTATAAGTAACGCAATAACAAAAACTGCAACTATATTTTCCCATATAGTCCCCCACTTTACTTCCTTTAATCTTATTGTTTTCATAATTTTGATATTAAAATTTCTTTACAACTTTTTCAATGTATTCAAATATTTCACCTCCATAATGCGGCGCAGCTCCAATAAAAAATACTTTATCGAGTACTTTGTTTGCCTCTGGATAGTTTCTGTAATCATCATGAAAAGCGTAACCGGGATGCATCAGAATATTACCTGTAAAATAATTCCTTGTCTGGATGAGGTGTTTTTCAAGGTGTGCGACTAACTTATTTTTTAATCCGTCCTCGCAAATAAAAGGAGTCCCAAACCAACAAACATCAGCCCTGCCTAATGTCTGAACCCCATGCACTCCTGGAATCTTACTTACAATTTTCTCTATTATTGTTTTTGAATGTTTTCGCCGGGCCTCAATCTCTGTAAATTTGTCGAGCTGGACCAATCCTATTGCACCCTGTAAATCAAGTGGTTTAAGATTATATCCCATGTTTGAAAATACGTATTTATGATCGACAATCCCGTCATAAGCTTCGAGCCATTTATCAAACCGGTGGCCGCATGATCCTTTCAGTAACATATTATCTGAACCGATACAATTACAATCCCGTCCCCAATGAGCTATACTTGTCATAATTTCCATCAGGCCTTTATCATTAGTACTGATCATACCTCCTTCCCCGGTACATAGTGTATGCGCGGCATAAAATGAACAGGATGAAGCGATACTATATTCATTCAGGTATTTCCCGTTCCACTTTGTCCCCAGAGAATCGCAGTTATCCAGGATCGGTTTCAATCCATACACATCACATAAATACAAGAGTCGGTCAATGTCCGGCGGATTACCAAGTACAGGACTTAAGAATATCGCTTTGGTACGATATCCTATCTTTGATTCAATTTGATCTAAGTCAAAATTCAGGGTGTTCCATTCAATATCTACAAATACCGGGTTGAGCCTATTTTGATAAAGCACAGATATTGTTGTCGGAAATCCAACTGATGAAACAATAACCTCATCTCCGTCCTGCCAGTTATAATATTTTTTTAGAGCGGCAATCATAACCAAATTAGCCGATGATCCAGAATTGACCATTAAAGAATAACCAGAATTAAATTTCCTACTGAATGCCTTTTCAAAAACATTAACCTGGCCGCCTGATGAAATCCACGTACCGTTAAGGAATGTATTTATTGCCGCTTCACTTTCTTTATTGTCCCAGTATGGACCGGAATAAGGAATGACAGTTTTACCTGGTTTGAAGTTCACAGAATTATAAAGATATGGTGCAACATGATTGCCAACTAAAGATTCTATTTTATCAGGTAATATCATAGATCAAGTGTTAAAATATGTTTTGCTCTATATTCCTTATTTTGTCTTAATATTTCAAAAACTCTTTGGTTTATCTCCCATTTTGACGGGTCCCATGCCGTTGAATGATGCTGATGAAGCACAATAGGGTTATCGGTTATTTCAACCTTCAATCCTAACATTGCTATCTGATGAAGGAAGTAATTATCTTCATAAGCGCAACCATCTTTAAACCGTTCATCAAAACCATTTAACTTAATCAGGTTCTTTGTTGTAATTGCTGAACAGAAGTTATAACCTACCGGTCTTATCTCAGGATGATTATACCACGATCTTTGCCCATCCGTAGTGCATGGCCTATTCAGCATCTCGAATGACCCAGGCGTTTCGTCCTTGCCTAAAGAATAACAACCAAAGGAAATATATGTTTTGTCCGTTACCTGTTTGGCACGGCTTAATATGTCCCCGTGATGATAGCACTCTGACTGTTGCATGATAATAATATCCGGGTTTTCCTGAATTGCATAGAATAAACCCATGTTAATAATGCCTGTATAGATATGCACCCACGGTTCGGTAGTGAATTTAATTACCCGGACTTTGTAAGGCAAATCAGGGAATATAATATCTTCTTTGCTGTTATCATCAACTATAATCACACTGAAATCTTTAGGATCGTATTGAAGTAACGACTTCAAAGTCCATTTTAAGGATTCCGGGCGGTTGATGTATGTCATTAAAATAACTACTTTCATGATTCCATTTCTAATTCGTTTCCGGTTAAAGCAAAGTAAAGGTTCTGAAGCTGATGGACATATTTAAATTCAGTCCAGCAACAATCATCAAAATTAAACTTAGGGTAAAAGAGTTTGCAATCCGTTTCTATTACAAATCTGTCATCCCCCTCCCACCCTATGCCCTCTTTATGTTCAAATACCTGACCATTAAGTCCAATGCTTTTAAATCCGAATTTTTCTAACCACAACTCGGTTAATGGGACAGGAATTGCCCAACCTGGATGTTCAGAAAGCGCATAAAATTCACTGGCTTTTATAGGCCTTATCTCATTAGGGAACTTTCCCCCTCCTGCAATTAGAAGCTCTACTATATTCCCGATTCTTAATTCCTGTATTTTCATCTGAATATTCCTCCCATACTATGTGATTCCCGACAAGTTTTGAAGTAATACTGCTCATCCGCTGGCATATCTTCAAATTTAAAGTAATACCACGGCATATGGCGACAGGTATATGGCCTGTTAGTCCTTATCCCTTTAGTTGAATGAAAAGGTACTTTGTATAATGCAAACGTGGTATCGACAGGTGCGTCATAATACCTGCCATCAAGTGGATTCTGCCAGAATTGTATTTCCCAGTCAAGAGGACAAAAAGGTGTTTTTGGAAGGTCTTTTATTTCAAGTGAAAACCCGCATTTATCAAATTGAGGGTAACGATTTAATCCTTCCTCCAAAACACTCAGAAAGTCATCCGGAATGCCTGTTAAGTCCAAGTCAGGATCGGTGACAATGTAATTACCTGTTATTCCGAGCTTCTCCAAAAGGTTCTGTTCCCAGACTACCTTGTAACCGTAATTCTGAGGCATGCGGATAATCTGATAAGGAGTTGTTTTGTAGTATTCTAATAATGGCGGGTAATCAGAATTGTTATCGACAAAAATAGGATCAACATTTATCTCCCAAAGCCAATCCGCAATTTTTACGGGCAGTTGCAAGCGATTGTACACAATGATAAATGCCTTACACTTCATGACAAACAAAATATTCCGGTGTTTCAATCTTCTTACCTTCAAACTTCCGTAGTTGCTGGATGAACTGATAATCGTGACCATATCCGGCCTTTTCCCATTTCAACTTAAGGCGTGAAGCATGGCAGATATTCGAGGTTCCGCAATGACCGTACAAAGAAACGTCAATTTGCCGCTCAATGAACTCAGTGCCTGACCATCTGAAGTCGTTAAAATACAGCCAGTTCTCAGTATTATCCATCTGATCATTGATTTTCCGTAAATGATCCGGGCCATACTTATCGTCATTGTCAATATAGATAATATACTTACCTTTTGCGGCCTCAATACCGGCGTTCCGGGGTGTATTCGACCATAGCTCTTTACGTTCGACTCTTAAAAGATTAATCCGCTTATCGGTGAAATTGTGCTTAACTACAAATTCAGTTAAAGGGCATCCATCAGCCACTATGATTAACTCAAAGTTTTCGTATGACTGCTTTAAAACTGATTCCACAGCCCGGATGAGTTTTTTATCTTTGCCGGTCGCTGATCCCGGGTAGTCGGAAAGCAGGGATGCCATAATCACGCTAAACTTCATACTATTTCCAATTAGTTGACCTAAATAAAAATCCACATAAAAGATTAATTCCTAAACTCTGCCAAAAAGTTAGTTTCATTAATCCAAATATTGTTGGCATAAGCCAATTCCAAAGCCACATTACTGGAAATGCCAAAAGAAGTCCAATTCCAATTATTAAAGCAATTACGCCCAAAATTTTAATTACTTCTTCCATCTTGTCAGTTATTAAAAGCCCCGCAAACAAAAGGGCTATCAACTACACCCGAGGGGATAATTGCTTTTGTTTTTGGGGCTGTTACTGTTTTTGATTGCATAGTGTAGTTAATAGCCGTAACAAATTTACACATTTTTTTGAATAAACAACTAAAGCAAAGAATTTATTATATCAACTCTCAAATCATTCACCTTCGATAAAAGCAAGCAATCGCAAACATACTCCCACGCCTCTTTTGTCAATTTAGTTTTATCTGCTTCGCCTGAAAGAACTGACCTGATCGCTTCGTAATAAGAAGGGCCGTCAGTATAAGGCAATGATCCGGGAGCGTTCCACCATGCAGGAGCAACACACACGGCCCCGAAGTAAGTCGCCTCAATATATGCGATATTGCTTTTTGCCCTGTTAAATAGATTGTCATGAAGTGGAACATGAAGACAGGACGGGGCCATATCAAAGAGAGTTTTCATGTACATGGCAATATCCAATGACGGGACGTGTCCTTTGTTATCTGTTTCAGTCAGGAACCAGGGCGAAAACCCGCAAAACATGAATCTCCATTCCGGGAACTCTTTAGTAGCTTCATTAATCTGCTTGCTGAATGACATCAGGTCAAAGATATGCGCCTCAGGACCACGCCAGACAATATGATTTGTCCGCTTTGGTAATTCGGGACGTTTGAATAGCAAGTCATTTAAAGCGTTCGGGACAATATGAATATTCTTGTTAAAATCGCTGTATGCCTGCCTGAGGTATTCCGTTGGCACACTTACAACATCTGCCAGCTGCAGCATTGCTTTTATATTACCCTGAGTCTCAGGGTTGTTATAAAGTGCATAAGTCGGATTCTCAGGATTAAGAGCAAAAAGGTTATCATCATAGTCCAACCAGATTTTTACACCGCACTGTTTAGCATAACCGCAAACATTAAGCGACTCCTTTGAAAATGCCCTCTGATGGTAAATGAGATCGAACTGAGTCAAGAATGACCAGTTCATCGGGGCCTGGTTCATCTGTACCAGTGTAATGTTGTGTTTTGTTTTCCTGCGAAGGTCTTTTAAGACTCCTGCTGAGCGATAAAAACTGCAAGTATCTCCATTTTCAATAGTTAAAAAAAGTACTTCTGCCATAGGTTTTTAGCTTGTCTCCGATAGGCTGGAGGTTTTTGACTAAGTTTAATAATATCAATTAATTACAAATTATCATTTTCTGACCCGGAAAGCTCCGCCGTGGCATCTGCTTTCATACGCTCCATCTCTACTTTTGAATCTTTAACCAAAGGATTCTTTTCTATTGCTGTTTCTTTTGACATTATCCCTCCTGTGACAGCTACCGATAAATTATCAATAATTTCCGTTGTGTTCATTGGAAGGTAAGGTGTAACCTCAGGCTTCAATTGAACTGTCCTGCATTCACTTGCCAGCGAAGTGTCGATTAGAGCTCCTATGGCCGCCTTGATGATATTTAACCGCCTTTGAAGTCCTATCCCGAACGTTTCCTCTTCCATGCGAACTGCCATATGCGGATCTGAGAAAATCATTTCTGCTGCAAATCCTGACATCTGGCCTATTGTCATCATTTGGTCAAATGATATGTTCGGAGTCTGCGACATTGCATGAATGAACTTTTCAAGATTCGTCTGCTCCAGGCTTATCGACTGCGGCTCTGAGGCTAAATTAGCGTAACCGGCCGTTGCCCCGTTCTCGAGTTGCATAACTGACCCCTGAGCGTTGTCAATTATCTCGCCCTGGATTTCACCGGCCACGGTGAAGATAGGCGCCCCGAACTTATCGTTCATCCCGCCGTGATTCGAAGTCAATGTTTCGTGACGGTCAATCATTGACTGCACGTTATGCCATACCGGTTTTTTCTGATTGTAGTATTCAACTAGAATCTTCTTTGCGGGATTCGGGACCGGATTAGCGGGGATATAGTCGCCTGTCTCCACTGATTTGCCAATTGCATCAGGATCAAGTGTCCACTGGCCATCTTTTTTGATGTACTTGTAAGTAAATTCAGCAGTGTAAATATCCGAATGCTCAATATCTTTGCCGTTCTCGGATAACTTATAATCCCTGCGAAATGATATCATCGTTCCGTTACTGTCAAACAGTGGGTAAAGAGTGTCACCAAGTTCCGGGGAGACAATCTTGCTGTTTAGTGTAAACTTGTATTTTGGATCATTCGTTTCAACATAATACCAAATAACAGCGACTTCCAGCTCAGACAACTTCCGGCGCAGGATCTCTTTATTCTTGTAATCCATTTTATTGTCGTTCTGGATCCTCTCTACCAACTTAACAAGCTGTTTTTCTTTTTCGCTTTCAGTATCCCATATTACATTTGTTTTAACAGGATGCGAAAGTGTGAACCCGACCCGGCGTTCTGTGATTATGTTCTGCCAGGGAATGCCGACTCTCACAACATCTATCCACTTATCGGTCCAGTTAACATTACCTGCAGAGTCTTTTGTGCCTGAATCAATTTTGATCTTACGCATTGGCCGGATAGCCTTATCAAAGACATCATGAGTATCGACATTGTACTGTTTAATAGCATCTGCCTGAACCCCGGTATCAACCTGGCGGGTGAATAGCTTATCAATCGCTTTAAAGTCCTGTGATTTAATTACGTCAAGTGCTGCCATATCTTTTTGTGTAAAGTTATTTAAATTTTTCCTAACAGGCTTGAAAGGTTTGTTTTTTTACGATTATGTCCGATAACCTCTTCTAGAATCACATAACGCCCTGCGTCAATACTGTTATGTACTAATATGCCATTTGCGAAATATTCATGCACTCCTTCGACGTGGATATCGAATACCTGCATCTTTTCGCCTTTTACGCAATGCTTTTGCTTTACAGTTTGGATGACAGTATTTTGATATTCCTGAATGTCTTGTTTGATATTCTCTTCCGCAAAATTGACAGATAAGCGTTTTTTGTCCTTTATCCTTCCATCCTTCTTTACTATGTTCTGAGTGCCATTCTCTTCCTTCTTTTGAACCATGCCATTCTTTTGCTTTTTCAATACCCGCATTATGAAATTTATCAAACCATTCTTTGTCTCGCGAAAACCGCGACTTCCCATGTTCTGACAAATGCTGATGCTTTTCTTTAATTTCAATATTTTCGGGTTGATTATCCCATGTATTTTCGTTTTTATGATGAACAGTAAACCCCTTAGGAACTTTGCCATTATAAAATTCCCAGACTGCGACATGCATCCGTTTTGTTCCTCTTGAAAAGTATCGTTCTCTTGGATAAAGTCTGTATGTTTTCCCATTAAATGTTTGCTCAGGAATACCTGCATCCCCGATTCTAATTGTGAAATCTGTTCCCATCCTTGCGTTGTTTTAATTAAATGATCTTCTGTACAATGCAAAGATAATGAAAACATATCGAATTGTATCGAATAGTTATTAACTTGTTTTAATCCATTATGATATAATTTTATAACCCGACTAAATCCTTCCGAAGTTAAAACATCATCAGATGTTTTTATATCACAAATATTTTTTATTCCTTCTTTCGTAATTATTTTAGTATCTGAAACAAAACAGTGATTAAACTCATCAACTGGCTGGTTAAGATATCTACCTTCCTTATCCTGATCATAAACGTAATTATCTATTTCCTTCTTAATATTAGTCGACCTCTTGGTGATTTTGAGATTATACTCTTTCATCTTTGCCAGCCCGGCATTGATTGATCCCTGAAACTTTTCAACCGCATGGATATTTAACCCTGCATTATGTATCTCATCTATTAGTCTGGGGTCTGCACTTTCAGAAATAATCTTTTTATTTTGACATTCTGATTTTAAGACTTTAATAATATCATTTGTCAACATTTTAGTTCGGTAACAAATTTCATCCATATATAAATCCTCACCATCTATTGCCACGTTCAAAATTGCAGTAGGATCATTTGTGTAACCGAAGTCCATACCTACCCATCGCTTGCGGATATGTTCCGGTATTCCTTCCACAATCTCATAATCATCAAAAATCCGCCCTTCGATAACAGCCCGGAGTCCTAATCCGTAAACAGTCCAAAGAGATTTATTCTTACCTTGTAACTTCTCAATATCATCAATAATTTTCTGCTCCAGAAATGGATTATCATTATAGGTTGAAATAAAATGATAACAGTCCGGGTCTTTATTTACTGATTCAATCCAATGATCTTCTGAAAATGAAGGGTTGTAATCCAAAACAGCAAAGAGTGTGGTTCTCATTATAAGCTGCTGCCATTCCAGGTAACTTAATTCATTCGCTTCATTGGCAAATAAGATTCCACGTTTACGACCTCTGATCTTCTGTTCATCATCAGTTGAAAAGAACTCGACCCAAGAGCCATTATTAAATTTATAAATCAGTTCTGTTTTATTGAACTGTTTATCATTCCAAATATCCATCTTAAAAAGAATCTCTTTGAAGTCAATCAGGACTGATCCTTTAAGCGCCGGTAATGTTTTACGGACAATAGATAGCCGGGTGTTATTGTGTTCAAGAATATATGTAATCAGAAATATTAAGATATTAACCGTTTTCCCTGATCGGGATGAACCTTGAAGAGAAAGAATCGTTTTACTTTCAGCAAGTCCCTTAATAAGTCCTTTATAAACCTTACTTGCTACTTGTATCTTCATGTTCTACTTTATCCGAGTTGTCTATAAGTTCAATCAGAATTGAAGTGTTTAAGTTCTGATCATTCGTTGTAATGTCATTTTTATCCTTCTGTTCAAGATATTGTTTTCCAAGCCAAACAAGCATTGTTTTATCTCCATCCATAGCAACTTGATACTGCTTGCCCCTGAGTAGCTCCTTGCCCTCTCCTTTCTTTTGTGCGGAATAGGCTTCAAAATTGACTTTATATTTCTCCTCACAAGCCCTGTAAAGTGTAATTGGCGCAATCCCCAATAACCCAGCAATACCAGTCCCGTTACATTGAGCTTGCAGATATTTATCAACCTTATTCCAGTCTATTATTGCACGGGGACGAGACATCTCTTATTATTTTTATTAAATAGGTTTTCTTTTAAAGTTATTTCTTTATGACAGTCTTTACATAAAGTAACACCGTTATTAATATCCCAAATAGGACTATAAATCAATGCTGCATCAAATATTTTTAAACTTGGAAATGTTTCTTTTGCCTCATCAATTAATATTGATAATGCCTTTTTATGATGTACCTCAAATTCATGCGGTTTAGAAAGTCTACATTCACAGCATATAAAATTATCCCTTTTAAAAACAGATAACCTCCAATCGTTATATTTCTGTGATGATCTTATTGCTTGTGATATTGGCGTTATTCCACCCTTACTCCAATGATGTTTCCCTTCCTGTACCAATCTTAATTGTGCTTTTGACATTCTTAATTTTTGTTCTTCACTCCTGTGTTTTCCTGTTAATACTTTACTTCGTTTTGATCTTGATTCCTTTGTCTGTTTGGTTCCGGTTAATTGTTTGACATAACAATCATGACAACAATATTTAGGCAATCTGCTCTTACATCCATGATTGGAATAAAACTTTTTTCCACAATTCAAACAATTATATTTTATTCGTGCCATAAAATATTCTCTTTGACATTCTTTGCAATATGATACGGGGATTTGCAGGATTAATATGAATTTGAGATAACTTCATTTATTCATTTTAAAAAAGCGGAGTCGGAAATTTTCTGTCATCGACCCCGCTCTCTACCTAATTCAAGTCCACCTATGAAAAACCAAAGTTAAACTATTCAAAATTAACAAACAAAATTAATTTCATTTTACTTTGAACTCCTCAACCTCGAAATTAAACTCTGACTTTCGGACAATAAACTCAAAGCCTTCATTATCCTGAAATAGTACACATTTAGCATCTATATCTTTTATCCGTCCATAACCATTAAAGCCGGTTATTGTCTGGCCTTTTTTCTTAATCTTAAAACTCGCTTTGCCGAAGTTGTTTACATGGTAGTTCATTTGTCTTTTATTTCAGTTAACCAGTATCCATAAACATCTTCTAGTGGGTTTTCACCATCTTGTAAATCAAACCACCTAATTTTACCATCTCCGTCTTTGCCAGTCATGGGAAACATTTCAAGTCCGTCAAATGCGATCCACTCGATAAACTCTCCCGAATATCCCTTCTGTCTGTCCCTTGCCCACTTACAGCCTTGAATCCATCTCATTCTTTGCACATTTAAGGTAGATGAACTGCTTAGTGGTATTTCAATTTCTGCCTCTTTCTCAATGTACTCATCTGTCAGCTCTGATCTCTGGCTGGCATAGACTTCCGGCGCTTCCTTTTCTAAGGCGGATAGTTCATTCTCAATATAACTTATTTCAGCCAGTTTTATCATCAAATTTTCAGCAAATGAATGAGATAAATCAGCTGTCTCTGGTGATTGACATTCCGTTTCAAGCCATTCAATTAGCTCCTCATGCTTTTTATTCTTTTCAATAATCAGTTTATCTCTTTCCATTGCTATGTTGGTTTAGTACGTTTGTATGCGGTCAATTTCAGCAGCAATTAATGCTCCTGCAACTTTAAGAGATTCTATTTCATTACTGAATTTGCTTCTGAATTTTAAATGCCATTTTTCATCCCAAGATTTAGGAAGATAGTTAATTTCTCCGGTTAATAAATAGACGGCTGCGTCTATTAATTCTCCATTAATCATTTCTTCGTCATGATCTTTATCGAAACCATGTTTTTCAATTTGCTCCTGTCGCTCAATTGCGATTAATTCAATTCCTGTTTTCATAGTTGTTGGCTTTATTCTCCTTTTGGTTTCTTAACTTCTCTTTCTTTCATCAATTTATTGATGACAAATATCACATCAGTAAGGCATGTGTTATTCCATACCGTATTGAACTCAAATCTCTCAGGCATAAAACAATATTGTCTCCATGCTCCGTACCATTCGATTGTGCCAATCTCGTCCAGTGAAGATTTATTGATGATTGATATGATCTTAGTTTTTCTTCCCAGTTTAAGTGTATCTTTAAAAAGCAGATACTTTGTTTCGTGTATTATTTCCATGGTTGTAGGTTTAGTTGTTAATTTAAGTGACAATCTTTTTTAACGCATTCGAATAAATCGACTCGCCTTGTAAATGTTACTGATCTTTCAGAAAATATAATTGTGTCGGGCGTGGGCATTTCTTTAAATGGCTTATAAAGAAAATCTTCATTATATTGAATCTTAACCCTTACACAAAGACTCAATAATTCAGCATAGCAGATTGACATTACTTTACAATCATACTTTTTTTCAATCTCTTCAGATATATTTTTCAATATTAAATCATCCATATCTCTGTTTATTGGTTACTCAACAATACATCTTACTTTAACAACTCTGAAATGACTTTTTACACTATCCCATGTTGATCCATTATTCCCGGTATCCACACAGGCTGCTATTGCTTCTTTTCTTGTCCTGTAAACTTTTTGATGACAAATGCCCCAATTAAATGTTGCCCATCCTGTAAATTCATATCCTCTTGGGATTACCGGCTGTTGATTTGTTTTTTTCATGTTAGTTAGTATTATTGGTTACTCTCATGTTGGCAACACAATTATTCCAAACTTCCTTTTAACCATCGCCTTATTGCCCTTTCAATAACCCTCTCCCTTCTTAACTCTGGCTGAGGAATAGGCTGTAAGTACCAGTCAGCTATTGATAATAGTGTTTTTTTATCATAATCACTTAAAGGATCAAAAGTATAATTTGTAGGATATGCTCTTAATTTTTCTTTTATAACATAATTGTCCTTTACTTCTGGTAAATCCGATTCACTGCGGATAAATACCTGTTTGTAATATAATTCTTCGTCTTTCATAGTCCTATTTGGATTTAAATAAATCAATAGTTTCATTAATCTGCTTTTCAGCTTTTTCAATCTTAGCAACTTCGATAGGTAATTCAGTATGTAATTTATGAAAAAGACTTCTCATTGCTGTTTCATGATCTTTCAAATATGCCTTACCAAGTTTAGGATGAAATACTTCTAAGAAAGCGTCAGCACCATATCCGACAATTCCCTGTAAAGCCTTAGCTTCTTCTTTTGTTATGAATAACCTAATATTCATATTGACTTCCATAATAATATTACCGTTTACTGTTTTCATAGTCTATTTGTTAGTGATTAACAATTCAGTACGCTTTTTATTTAAGGCATCTATATATCCCTGTCTTGTCAAATGATGAGCCCAACGATCAAAGGTAATAGCATAAATCGAATCAAGATCATCATTTGACATCTCTGAAAATGGTTGATCTCCGGTTAGTCTCATACAACAATCAATGTATGATAAAGTAGAATTATTTCTTCTTTTTTCTATTTTCATCTTCTTTCTATTTGTTAGTGATTAAACTTTAACATCAAATCTGTATCTTTCATTAATCCATTTTTTTACTGCTTCATCAACTGGCAATTGATTTACATAAGGCATGTCAGAGTGTTGGTTCATCCATTCCTCCCATTCCTCTGATTCCATATCCGGTTCGGTTGAACACTCAATATCAAACGAATCAGCAGTCCATGTGCCATCTTCTTGTTGCTCATGACCATTGCACCGATAAGTAAGATCACCTTTACAATAAGGACAAATCCCTTTAAACTTAAATTCTTTATCTTCGGCAACGAGTTTCATTCTTTTCTATTTTATTTTATTGTCTCTGAGTGCCTTTGCGCCTGCTCTAAATCCTTGCGCCTCATGTAAACAAAGTGTTTTGTGAGTATAGCTTGTAGGGGATTCGTCCTTTAAAGCCATGTGAGATTCAAATAATTCTTTTGCGGCTTTTTCAATTTGTTCATCCGTCACAGCCTTACTTCTCTTAACTAAGTCAAGATACCATTTTGCAATAGTTTCTTTATCATGTGTCATTAATGATTCTAAGTCTTCATCAGTAGGCTTGTCTGTGGCAGGGGGACTGAAAAATATGTTGAAATACCATTCAATTCTTTCAAAGTAATCTTTGCCACAAAAGCCCAATACGACTTCATTTTTGAAAAATTCAATTACTTTATTTTTATCTTCTTCTTTCATGGCTGTTTATTTGATTGTTAATTCATTTCCGGTTAAAGCAAATATAAAGTTCTGATATTCATGCACAAATTCAATTTTTGTGAGATATTCTTTATGGTTACTCGTTATTACATACCAGTATTTATAATTTTCTTTCCAGATGAATAAGAAGCGATCATAAATAGTTATTTCATTTGGGAACCTTCCACTTTTCTCTATTTCTTCATCTGAATGAAGCTTTAACAACAATTCTTCTGTAAGGGGAATTGGTCTGTATTCTGAATTATCTTCATATTGAACAAAACAACGAATATCATCATAATCAATAGGATTTATTTCATCCCATTCCTTACGTTCATCCATCGGATCTTCAATGCGATAATAAACTAAATTACCGAGGCGGAAATCATTTGCTTTCATTTGTCCTGTTTTTCAATATTAATTCTCGCCCTTAATTCTCTTTCAAATATCGCATCATTCCTGAGCTTCCATTCTTTGCCACGCCCCAGAAGCCACAGAAAGGTACATATCACTGCTGATAATATCAGGCTAAAAATCAAAAGTACTACAATTAAAGTATCCATATCGGTTAGTTTAAGTAAAAGTCATTTTCCTGGTACACCTCCTCATCAATTTTCCGAGTATCTTTAATAAGCGATTCAAGCCTTTTGCGGATATTATTAACTTCTTCCCGGTAAATCGGATTAGTGTCAATCTGATTACTTACCGACCTTAAAGAATGACTAATTGTCGCATGATCTAAGTAACCTTTTTTACCGGGAAACTCCTGACCTATTGCCGAAAGTGACATCTTAAGGATATTTCTAATAAAGTAAATAACAATATGCTTATACTTTATGTTTTTGTAAAATTTCCGCATAGAGTAAATTTCATCTACCTTTATACTGTAGTAAGAAGCTACCTCTGCTGTAATTGTATGTACTGTTATATTCATAGCTATTTATTTTTACGCCTGTCGGTTAAAAGAAAATGATGTAACTGAGGACTCTGTTTATTACCAATCATTTCTGCAAGTTCTTTCAATGATATTGTATCCCAATCATCACTGTTAATACATCCTGATAATAACCATTCTATTTTAAGATTAAGAGCCGTACCCATTGGATATTTACGTAAATCAATAGGATTTCCAGTATTTTTAAGTCTTTCTTCTATTTCTTTATGATCTCGTTCTTTCATATATTCCTGAGATACCTCCCTTAACCATTGTGAAATAGTTTTAGGAATTAACCTCCCTGCACCAAAATTACCCATTGACCCCCTGTATAATGCTGATACTACAAGATTGACAGTCATATATGAAAAGTTCTCTTTTATTATTTCAATAGTCCTGTCCAATATTTCATCCGTATAATGAGTACCCATATTCAATGAACAGTTTTTCATTGTAAGCTCAATGATCTCTTTTAGGTATACTGATGGTATATCCCTAACAAAATCGGTTATATAGTTTTCTGAATTGCTACTCATTTTTTAAGTGTTTTAAGTATCTTATCTATCCTTGAAAAATCAGCTCTCTCTTTTATTTTATGTTCATCCTTAAACCAAACAGTTCTCATTTTCATTTTCCAGTTCAGTACAGGATTATCATTTTTATCGTGCCAGTCAAGATCAGTATAATATTCAAAGGCATTTATGGCACAATCTTCTGAATAACCTGATTCTTTAAAATATTGTTTTACTTCTTCAATAGTCGGAGGTGTGAATATTTTACTATCTTTTATTTCCTTTCCTTTATATACTTTATTTCCTTTCCTTTCCTTTATAGCATTGCTATCGCATTGCGTTCGCATTGCGTTCGCATCTGTTTTGATTTTATTCCATCTTGAAAATGCTGATTGTCTGGCCTTTTCACTTTTACTATTTCTGTCATCCAGTCTATTTTCTATACTTATTGAACCAAAAGAATCATTCTCTAAAATAAATAAATCAAAATCATTTATTATACTTTTCACTAATTCGCTATCCACTCGCAAATCATACGCAATGCCTTCGTAATCCGAACGCAATGCGTTCGCATTATTATAGAGGTCTTCAATTATTGCCCAAAACACACCATAACCAGCCATTCCATGTTTTCTGATGAGTGCCTTGACTTTATCATCAACACGAGCATTATAATCATGCGAGAAGTAAAATGTATCTTTACTCATTTCCCGGTCATTAAATCAGATATACTTTTGGGATCAGATGATTTATATGATCCCTTTAAAGATGCGATTATTCTTCTGAGCTTTTTAATCTGGTTGTAATCAGTAGACTCTGCGAGTTCCTTTGATAAGGATACAATTCTTTTCCTAATTGATTCCTGGTTCATATCAGTAAAAATTAAGCCGGTACGGAAACAACAAATCCACTAAAGGAAAGCAGCGACGCAAGAGCCTTTTCGTGGACGTTGTAACCGTGACCGGCTATGTAAATTTCAGAATTTTCTTTCATGTCGCTGCTTTAAGTTTCAAATGTAAACCTTTAATTTGGAATAAAAAAATAAATCATCAAAATAATTTCTGTTGCATCAAATATGGCAATATTCGTTTCTCTGATTCAGAAGCATAATCACTACTTATTTCAGAAGCAATCCATTTTCTTTTTTGAATATGTGCCATTTTAGCGGTAGTGCCTGAGCCGCTGAAACAATCATAAATAAGGTCCCCTTCATTTGACCAACTAAATATATGATCTGCTGTTAATTGTTCGGGAAATGCTGCTGGGTGTGTATAATAATCTTCTGAATAACCAACAGAGTAATACCAGATGTTTGCCCTTATTTTCTTTTTACCTATTAATGATTTTCCTAATCGCTGCCTCATTGATGCCTCCTCAACCTTTTTATCTTTATTCAAGTTATTTATTTCTCCTCCCAATATGGCATCTATTTTTATAAGATTAACGGTTATTGGTACATCTTTAGAAAATACAAACATATATTCAAATGATTGTTCATACCGATTATGAGTTAATGGTATATAATTTACCTTTGCATATAGCATTGTATCATGTAATTTAAACCCACATTCCATAAAATATAATGCCTGTCTAAATGATGTACCCGTTTCGGATCCATTAATAGTTGCATCGCCAACAACCCAAACAACTACACCACCTTTTTTAGTTACTCTAAACAATTCTTTTGCTATACTTTCAAAGTCAAAAACATATCCATTATAGTTTCTAAGGTTATCATAAGGTGGACTTGTAACTGTTAAGTCAATAAACTCATCCGGCATCCTTGACATTGTATCAAGGCAATTTTCGCAGTAGATTTTATTCAATTCCATCATGCCAGTCTGTAACATCTACATTTCCTTCCATAATTCCCGATTCTCAGATTCCCAGTTTCAACCAGCTTCCCGGCATCAATTAAGCAGGTAATTGCACGCCTTATAGAAGTTATAGGCACGTTTCTGAGCTTCATGTATTTCCACGTTTCCCATGCGTTGAAGTTAGTTCCTTCATGCCTTTGGAAGAACTTTAGCACCGCCTCAGTCTGACTCTTAGCTTTCAGTTTGCACTCTTTAAGTTCAGGATTATGCAAATTAGTTGTATTGAAATACCCGAAGTGCGGAGCTTTCTCAATGACTTCAGATACTTCGTCGAATAGCGATTTTTCTGTCATGATTTAAGAAATTAATGTTTCAACAAAATATCAATAGCATTAATTTTGCTTTCTAATAATTTCTTTTCCTCAATTAACATATCGATAAGATCGCCTTTTATTGCTCTTCCAGGTTCGTGTTTCTTAATCTGTATTTCCTTCACTTCCGGTTCCATTTTCCTTATAGTCACGACTTTCGGAAGTAATCAATATGTTTTACCGGCAGAACTTTACCATGCTTTTCAGAATACTCTTTTAGTGATTGCCCTGAATTAATCCATTTTAGAACAGAATCCCAATTAGACTCTTTTAATCTAATCCAATATCTTTTATTAAAAAGATAGGATACTTGCGCCGGTACAAGGCCGACGATTGCCCCTGCCTCTAACTTAAAGAGTTTTTCTTTCTTTATTGCCGAAAGAAATTTATCTACTGTAGCTTGTTTTGCAATGTCATTCATGATTTTAGATTTATTTTAGTAGTTAGTCCATTCATTGATTTAAACAATTTAATGCCTGTTTGTACTGAAATATTTTAGGCTCTAAATTACCTTTATGAGTCTCATGTAGTTCCTTTGTGATTTCACCTTTTTTGAATGATTCAAAGGATTTATGAAGTGCCTTTTGGTACTCATTAAGTTGATTGGTTATCAGTTCTTTCGGAGTCATTTTAGTAGTTTAATTTCTTCTGAATAATTTTCTATCATTTGCTCAAAATCAAACCGGCTCCACTTTACTGAATCAAACCTTTGAGCCTCTAATTTTTCAACTGCCGGACTGCCTATCTCACAAATCAAACGAGTGCGAAATTCAATAGTAGCACCGTGAAGCATTACATTACATCTATAATCCTGAACCCTTGAATTATCAGGATGAAACGTTAATCCCGGATAAGCGCCTCTGGACAAAAAATGTCCTAACTGGGTATTTGAAGTATTGAGTTTCAGGGGCGCATCGCACGTGTAGCAATACAATTTCCCTTCATTGGCAGCCCTTAATTTTACCAGCTCTGAGTATAAATCGAGGGCCTTTTTCTTTAGTTTGGGCAGGGATTTAGTTTTCTGCATCTCAAAGATTTTCAATCTCAGTTATGATTCTTTTTTTGTCGTGCCATGGTCTTAATCCTAATAGCCGTTTGATATAAGACAGTAACTGATCGCTTGTTTTAAATTCCGGTAAAATCATTTTGTCTGGATTTTCAAGAAATCCAACCGTCTCTGTTTTTCGCTCCTCTTCCATTATCTTTTCAAAATCATGCCGTCTTAAACATTCCCTTACCAGATATTTTGTGTTAACCTCATCCAAATACTCTTCAATATCTATGTCAATTCGTGCCATAGTCATCAGTATTAAAGATTTTCAAATTCTCATCCAGGTTCAAAGGTGAATGATCACTGGTCTCTTCATCCAGGACGAAAGCATCCAGTTCATGCTCATCCGTATCAGGACGGAGGCACTCGAATAAAGCAGGTAGGTAACTCATAATTTATAATTTTGATAAAAATTTTTCAAATTCTATTTCAATCGTATCAATTATCCCATTAAGTATATCACCTTCAAAATACATACCTATTACATTTTCAAATATAAATGGCAACTGTTCCCGGATATAATCCTCAAATGTTTTCTGGCTCATTTTACCAAAAGCAATACTTTCATACTCGACTAATGAAGTCCCGTCTGCAAAAGTAAACACAATGGTATATTCTTTTTTCAGGTGTTTAAGCCAGATATAAAATTTATCTTCTTTGACTTTCTTTTTGAATACCGGAGGCATATATCCGTAAATGAATTTAAGAAGTGCGAAATAACAGCGGTGCATACTTATATCTCTTTTAGTAATTTCTATAAATGAAAGAACTTCTCCTTTGCCAGTCTGCTCAAGCATCTCTATTGCATTTGCAGAGACGGGAATTAACCCGCCTCCGACATATGCAAAATCCATTAGTTTGTGAAAATCACTATCCCTCATGATATTGAAAATTAAATTTTGTATTTCTTTATGAAAATCCTTGTCAGTCATCAATAAGGAAGATCACTTACTTCATCCTGTACCACATTTGAACTTACCGGAGTTGATTCGCCCCCTTCAGTCCATACCTGAAGATTTCCTAATATTGGCATCTTTTTTAGTTCTTCTTCCCCTAAAGATTCCCGGATTTCCTTACTGAAGGATTGTTTAACTAAATGAGTATCTTTTGAATCTACTTTTGGATTCTCAATCTCAAAAGCGATAAGATCCAAATATACCCCTTTTTCACCGATAAAAAGCCTATTCTTTTCAATCGGGATTACCAGACATTCAACCAATCCAAGTTGCCCGTTTATCATTTTGCGAACTGCATGGAGTTGCAATAAATTAAGTTTACCTGAAATTATTTTACTCATAATTTTACTGTTTTATACGTTCAATTAATATTTTAACTTCCTCAATACATTCGGCCAGTTTTGCTTTTAATAGACCAATAGACCCCTCGTGTTCGGCTCTTTCAATCCGGATGAGTATTTGCTTTAGTTTCGGACTTGAATATGGCATATAGTCTATAAAGTCCCATCCGGTACAAAGTAACTGGCCTATGATTTGCCAGTAGTAATCTTTTGGAACCTTACCGGTTTCGAGATATTCGTTATAGATTTGAAACGAAGGACATTTGAACTCACAGCCACCATTTAACCCGATTATTTTACGATCAGGACTGGCCCCTGTAAATTCATCATACTCATAAAATCCGGCAGGTTCGCAGGTATTAAAAGTAAATAACTCATAATTTTCAACTGCAAAAGGTTCCTTTTCATTTCCCCGCTGCATCCACTTATTTGAGTAATTTTCTTCACACTCTCCGGTAACTCTTTCAAAAGCTACTTTGATAATTGCGTTACGATATCTCTTTGTATCTTTTTTCATAAACAAATCGGCAAAAGTTGAAGAGGTAAATTTACCAAGTCTGAGCGCATCCCATTCTTCAGAGTTCTGATCTATTTCGTGATGTATCATAATATGGCAGCTTTTAAAGTTTCTTCATCTTCTTTATTTAACTCATATCTGGTTTTGATAGCATCGATTGTACCGGTTCCTTTTAAGAACTCAATAGCTTTATTCCATGCCGGGATACCTGGAGTTAATTTTGGTTTACTCATTACCGGCTGGGTAGGTCTTATCCGTAACCCTTCGGTAACTTCACCAAAGGCCTTAATATCATCTTTGACATAAATCTGAATAGGGATGTTATTCCAGTCATTGATAAATACTGATTTTGCAAACTTTTTGATCAGCTTACAATTAGTCGCATTCAGTATCATAGGCTTTAAATTAGCATCCGTAAAGGTAGCCACGTTCCGTTCCTGTTCTTTGCCGTCCGGGCCTTTTACAGATTTTACAGTAACAGATTTAATTACAGCTTTCATATCCTTTCCGTCCTCAAGGTCACATGAACTAAGATAGTCGGATAAAAATACTTTTCTCCAATGTGTTTTAGTTTCCATAGTTAGTATTTAAAGTTTATTTCAAGTTACAATTATCACACACAGATTCAGTATGTTCTCCGCAACGAGTACAGATGTCAGTCCATTTAATTGGAGCGTTACAACACTCTGACAGACCTTCTAAATCGCATTTTTCGCAGGGGTCAGATACGTCCTCAGTCCGTTCATTTAACTGATCTTCATCAAAAGCTCCATATCCGGTAGGTTCTGAAAATCCTCCATAAAAGGATTCAATGTTTACATTATCGCGGATATCTATTATCATGGCTTAATCTATGGATTCTTCAGATGTCTGCTTTTCGATTTCAGTTATTCCCTGGTATAGTTTCTTAATCGAACTTGCGCATATTTCAATAGCAGTAATTTTGGTACTATCGTCCGAGTCTTTAACAAAAATAGTTACGCATCTTGCATCCCCGTGACATTTAGCAATACCATTTTCTTTATCTACCCAAATTACATCACGCTGTTCATCCCTGCATTCTATCATGAATGACTCAATTATAGCATCGTGCGAATAGCCATTTATCATAACGTCTGTTAATGTTTTCATAAGTTAGTTAGTTTAAAAAGTAATGTTTCTCTATAAGTTCATGTAAATCCACAGAATAAGCAATTTGTTTGCCGCATTTGCAAGTACAGCGGAATACCCAACAAATAACTTCATCAGGCTCGGAGGTAAAGAACTCCGGATTGACAGAGTCTTTTAAATAAAATACTTCTTTGCTCATAGCTTTTCAGTATCAATAAGTTTATCTGCAATTCCGATTTTAAGGCAGTCAGATGCAATCTGAACGAGTGTTTTACGAACGCCAGTCCTTACAAATCTGCTCTGAATTTCTATTAGATTACCCCTATCTGAATTGTCCAATTCGAGAACAATGCCCTTAGTAGTTTTGTTTTTCTTTGCCATAGCTAGTATTTAAAAGCCGGTAACGAGTGCGGGAGGGGTAGCCACAGTAATCCGCACCCGACCGACTAAGGTTTCTTATTGCTTAATAATGTCAATCGATTTATCAAAGCCCTCTATTAATCTCAGCAGATAACCAAAGGGTAATTTTATTATAAACATACTTCCAAGTTCTTCTGAATATGATTTTGTATAAAGGGTATCATCTGAATCACTTCCAAGAGTATCTATAAGTCCCAGAGAATCATATACCCTGTTTTTATTTGATAAATAGTAACCAAATTTAGACAACCATAAATAAAGATTGAATAACTGATTAAATGCGAAGTTGAATAATTGTGTTTTCATCTTAGTCGGTTTTAATTGTATGTATCAAAGATAAACATATATTTGATATAAACAATACATTTAATACATTATTTTCAATTTATATCGTTATTTATATTGTTTCTAAACAAAAAAGAGGCCGATTTCTCGACCTCTCCCCTATCTAAAAAAAGCCACCCTAATTGAGTGGCTCTTAAAATATTGATTCTTTATTTATTTATATAATATTTTGCCGGAGATAAGTTTCTCCGATGTCAAGTCTAAAGACCCCCTGACTATATTGATTTACTCCTTTCGTGGGAATTAATTCATTATTCATGTCTGTTGATCTTTGCCAAGTGTGGTCATAATTGTCAACACGGCATGACTGGAATGATTGTTTTTCAATAATAACATTATAACCTTCAAAACTTAGACCCTTATCCGGTACACTAACCCCTCTGGATATTTGCATGTCGGCTACAGGAGAATCGAAATTCATAACGGTTTCATTCTGGTCTATGGTTAATGAATAACCTACATCATTGTCAAGTGCCGTTTTAGTGTCAGTAAAAGAACTTGACAAAAATGCGACCAGAAAAACCGTAAAGATCATCACACAAAACTTTTTTATACTCTTTACTTTTTGGTTAATACTAATTGCAATTTGCATTAATGAACTACAAATATATAAAGTTAAAATATCAAAGTCAAATTTATTTTAAAAAAAGAGGGATGCAGTTAACTACTCTGCACCCCTAACTACTAACTAAAACCTATGAAAAACAGAACCCTATTTTATAACTGCAATACCAACGGCAGCCGCTGACACTCCAAGAAGTACCTTATTCCAAAACCCTTTCCGATTAATCTGCCTATTTAAAATCGTAATTTCTTTATCGTAGTTCTTAATCTGCAAATCAGCCTTCAAAATATTGTTCTGTAAACCTGTAATCTGAGAATTAAGATTCAAAATTCCTTTTTCGTAACCTGTATTTAATCCGATACAGCTTTCAAGACTATTCCCCTGAAGTGAGTATTCCTGCTGAATCATATCTAAGGAAATAGATGTAGAATAGATTTGTCCTACCTGGAAGCCACTGAAAGGATATTTAAGTATCTCACTGTCATAATTTGGAAAGCGTGCCTGTAAACGTACATAGATAGTATCAGAAGGTATCTTTGAAAGCTCGGATAACTCTTTAGCGTGTTCTTTTTTCAGGATAACAAGTGCTACCTGGTATTTTTCGAGTACTTTCTTTAGTGAATCATTCCGAGTCCTGATGACTTTATAGTCTATCTGATGTTTTATAACCTGACTTTGAAGTTCGATCCGGTCACCGTTTAAGCTTAAATTACTTTGTTCAATAGTGACTATCCGCTCAGTCTGCTTTTTGATTGTCCTGTTTTTGACAGTAAGAATCAGAAGCAAAAAGATAATTGCACCGATCAGGATGACATACTTAATATTCTTTTTTAAGAAGTCAATGATTTTTGCTTTCATTTAACTTTCGTTTTGAAATTATATTTAAAACTGCAAATTCTCCATAATATTTTTTTGCTCCATTATTATATGCAATAGCAGCCTCAATTTCTGTTCTAAATTCACCTAAATATATAGATTTACTATTACATATAATAACTGCTTGATAGCTTTCTGGTCTTGTTTTTTGTATTGTTTCTCCTTTTGCATTAATATATTTATAAAATGGATACCTTTTCCGAACTCCTTTATACTCTCTTCCTTTTTGAACTTTCTTATTCCATGTATTTTGTCTTTTGGTACAAATTCTAAGATTTATTTTTTGATTATTTAGTCCATTACGATCAATATGGTCAATAGATTGTGCAAAGCTACAATTCATAATTTCACGATGCATGAGTATTTTCTTTCTTATACCATTGATTCTGATACTTCTTCTTGCATATAAATTACCACAACTATACTTTGATTCATGTAAATGCCATTTAAATTGATTTATTCTTTCATAATCTTC